TAAAAAAGAAGGATACAAAGATGGTGATTCTTCTAAAGGAAACAAACAACCTGATTCATTTAAAACTGGAAAGAAAAGCACAGATGCTAAGCGAAGAGCTCAAGCAAATAAACAATCAGATATGGCAGATGACGATCCAAAAGCATATAAAGATCTTCCAGGAGATAAAAAAGCAAGATCCAAACCACAGCCTAAATCAAAATTTACTAAAAAATATAAAAGAATGTATGGTGCGTTAGGTGTCGATAATGTCGATGCTTTAATACAACCACCGCCTGATATGACACCTAAACCAATCGATGCTGGACTAGAAAATTCAGGCTTTTTGATGGGACAACCAGCTCAAGCCTTCGAGGGACAGAACCATGAGGCACATTTACAAGCACATAGTGGTTTGTTTCTAACTCCAGTTGTGATGCAGAATCCACAAATACAAGCACTTATAGTTAGTCATTGTATGCAACATCTACAGTTTTTATCTGTGCAGGTAGCACAACAACAAATGCCACCTGAGGTGATGGAAAGAATACAAGCCGTACAACAACAGATTCAGATGGTTTCTCCACAAGAGGCACAAATGATTATTCAAGAAATACAAATGATATTAGACCAATTTAGTTCGCCAATATTAGCTGCCTTAACAGCACAATTTCTACAATCTATTGGTATGGGTGGGGATGCTGACCCATTAGTAGAGATAAGAAAAGCTGAATTACAGTTGCGAGACAAGGAACTTGACCAAGAGTCAGAGCAATTTATTGCAAGACAAAATCAAAGAGCACAAGAGAAACAAGTAGACAGTCAATTACAGTTACAAAGATTGGATATACAAAAAGCTATAGCTGATGATAAACTTGGGGTGTCTAAGAATAGACTTAAACAAAATGCCGATTTAAAATTATTAGAATTGGAACAAAAATTTAGGAGTTAAAATGACTACATCATACCGCTTAGAGGCACAAAAAAAACTTAAAGCTGAAAAGAAACTTCTTCGTGAGGCTGAGGCAGTTGCTCAAAAAGAACAAAGAGAACTAGAAGAAAAGAAAAGAGTTGCTAACGAAGAAAGGATAGCAAAAAAATTAGACAGAATAGCTAAAGGTTTACCAGTAGAGGATGTAAAACCAAAAGTAAAATCTGTTAAGAAAAAAGTTAAACAAATAAGCAAAAAAGTAAAAGTAAAAAAATCTAAATGAATGACATAGATTTTCTCGATAAGCTAAAAAAACTTTTAGAGGACAGAGAGAAACAAATCCAAGAAACTATGATGAGTGGTGGCTTGAAAGATATGGAACATTACAAATATTTGCAAGGTGAACTTTCTGCTTTATACTATATTACAAATGGCATAGGAGACATGCTGAAAAAAAGTGACAATAATGAGTGACGAAAAAAAATTAGACGATGCTTATGTAAGTCCTGAGGAGCGAGTGCTAGACCCTGAAAAATTAGATGGCTCAGTGCTCGACAGGATGCCACAGCCTACAGGATGGCGAATGTTGGTTTTACCTTATGCAGGTAAAAAAACATCGAAAGGTGGTATAGTCTTAGCAAAAGAGACAATAAACAGAGAGGCATTGGCTACAGTAGTGGCCTATGTGGTAAAAATGGGACCTTTGTGTTTTAATGATACTAAGAGGTTTGGCGACAAGCCTTGGTGTCAAGAGAAACAATGGGTTTTGATAGGACGATATAGCGGTTCTAGGTTTAAACTCGATGATGGTGCAGAAGTTCGTATCATCAACGATGACGAAGTTATTGCCACTATATTAAATCCTGATGACATAGTGAGTGTATAAATGAGTGAAGAAGAAAAGAAAGTACAAGATAACGAAAACGAAGTAGAGGTCGAGGTAGTTGATTCTGAACCAAGTGATGCCCCTGAGTCCGTTGAGACAAAAGAGGATGAATTAGAAAATTATACAAAAAATGTTTCTAAGAGAATAAACAAACTAAACGAAAGAAACAGAAAAACACAAGAAGAAAATGCTTTACTAAAAGCAAGACTAGTTGAGAAAGACCAAGAAAATCTTAGCCTGCGTAATGTTGCTGTAGAGAGTCAATCTAATTTACTAGCCAAACAAGAAGAGGCTTTAGATGCAAAACAAACACAAGCAGAGGAGCTTTATAAAAAAGCTCTTGCTAGTAACGATGCAGAACTAATTAGTAAGGCAGACACACTGAAAAGTGAGCTTGTAATCGAAAAAGAAAAGTTGCGAGTTGCAAAACAAAGAGCCGAGCAACCACAACAAGTGCCACAATATCAACAAGAGTATCAACAACAAGAGCCACAAAATGTACAACCAACAAAAGAGGCTTTAGATTGGTATGCGAAGAATAGTTGGTATGGTGACCAATCTGATGAAAACAACATGCGTGCTACTAAGTATGCTTACTTTCAACATAATATGTTAATAGATGAAGGCTTTGAGGCTGACTCTAGTGAGTATTATCAAGAGTTAAACAATAGAATTGAACAAGTTTATCCCAACTTAAAAGGGAATGTCGGTGCAAACGAAAGCGAACCCGCTGTGCAAAGGGTTGCCTCAGCCTCCGTTGGAGGTCGACAAAAAACACAGGGCAGTAAGAAGAACGGTGTTACTTTCTCTAAATCGGAAGTTGACCGCCTTCGTGGGCTTAAGCCACACAATATGTCTGAAGAGGCATGGCTTAAATCCGTTGCAAAGGAAAAGCAAAAAATCGATGCAAGGGAGGCAAAATGAACGATAAAGAGCAAGTGACAAACACTAGAAATTCTCGTGATTCCGAGACACACGATAAACAATCTCGCAGACAACCATGGAGGCCAGTAAGAAAACTTGAGACTCCTGCACCACCTGAAGGCTATGAGTATCGTTGGATACGAGAGTCTATGTTGGGACAAGAGGATAGAGCTAATGTAAGTAGAAGACTTAGAGAAGGTTGGGAACTCGTAAGAGGTACTGATTTACCTTCTGAGTACGACTACCCAACAGCTGATTCAGGCAGACATGCTGGTTTAGTTTATACAGATGGACTACTCTTAGCAAAAATACCAGTAGAAACCAAGCAAGAAAGAAATGCTTATTATGAGCAACAGACATCTGCGAAAAGTGCCGCACTCGATAACACTATGTTTAACGAGTCGTCAAAAGATGGTCGCTATGTTAAGTATGATTCTAAGAGGAAATCCGAAGTTACTTTTGGAAAAAAGTAAACATTATTTGAATTAAGGAATTATTATGGCAAATAAAAACGCACCTTTCGGAGCAAAGCCAGTTCGAATGATGGGTGGAGCACCATATAGTGGTGGCCAGTCTAGGTACAGAATAGCTAGTGGAGCCACAACTCCAATATTCCAAGGCGACTTGGTAACTCAGCTTACAGCTGGGGTTATAGGAAGACATGCCGCAACAGGCACGGTTCCTGTAGTAGGAGTTTTTAATGGAGTTCAATATACAGACCCAACCTCAGGAGAACAGGTTTTCAAAAACCATTATCCGGGCAGTATTTCTGCATCGGATATAATCGCCTCTGTAATAGATGACCCTAATGTCGTATTTGAATACCAAGCAGATGCCGCTTTTCCAGTGGCAGACCTATTTGGTAATTTCGATATAGTAGAGTCATCTCCTGTAGGGGATACAAAGTCGGGCATATCAGCCGCACAATTAGATGTTGGAACAGGAGCTACTACAGCTACTTTACCACTTAAGTGCATTGATATTAGCCAAGACCCTGATAATGACGATGTTGCATCGTCCAACACTAATGTACTATGCGTGATTCAAAATCATATCATGGGACAAAAAGGAGCTGGATTAGCTTAAGGATATATAATTATGGCAATTTCAAGAGCACAATTAGCGAAAGAACTTGAGCCGGGCTTAAATTCTCTCTTTGGTATGAATTACGATGAGTACGATAGAGAATACGAAGATATTTTTGTAATCGAAGATTCAAACAGAGCTTTCGAAGAAGAAGTATTAATCGTTGGATTTGGTTCAGCACCAGTAAAATCAGAAGGTCAAGGTGTTAGCTTTGACAACGCATCAGAGAGTTTCAGTTCTCGTTATACACATGAGACTGTTTCACTTGCGTTTGCGTTAACCGAGGAGGCCATAGAGGACAACCTTTATGATTCTCTCGGAAAGAGATATGTTAAAGCATTAGCAAAATCTATGGCTAATACTAAGGAAGTTAAGGGAGCAGATGTTTTAAACAATGCGTTCTCATCATCTTTCCTTGGTGGCGATGGCAAATCTCTAATCGCATCTGACCACCCACTAGCAGGTGGTGGCTCAGCGGCTAACAGAGCAAGCACAATGGCTGACTTAAACGAGGCATCACTAGAGGATGCTTTCATTGATATTTCAACCTTTACTGATGACAGAGGTTTAATTATATCTGTACAACCTGACAAACTTGTGGTTCCACCACAGTTAGTCTTCGTTGCTGATAGAATTTTACAATCAGATTTAAGGTCAGGAACAGCAGACAATGATGTCAACGCAATCAAAAACACTGGTGTTTTGCCGGGTGGTTATGTTGTCAATCATTATCTAAATGACCCTGATGCTTTCTTCATTCTGACCTCAGTGAATGAAATGGGTGATGGACTCAAGATGTTCCAAAGGTCACCTATGGAAAATTCAATGGAACCTGATTTCTCAACTGGAAATATTAGATACAAAGCAAGAGAGAGATACTCTTTTGGTTTCTCCGACTGGAGAGGTGTCTACGGTTCACAAGGAGCTTAATCGAAGTAGTAATACACTTTGTTACTCAGTATTACAAAAAGGACCCTGTTTAGGGTCCTTTTTTATTAATTCTCTGCAAGTGCGTTCAGTCTGTCCTCTCTTAATCGTAGGACATTTTCAATTTCATGGATAATGTCCGGGTCTTTCTCAGACTGTTGCTTTTTACGCAAGTAAAGCTCGCTATACTTTCCCCATTTTTTTAAAAGGGCATTTGTTCGTTGTAATCTAGCTTTAACTTCATTCAAACTTTCCATTTTAGTTTCCTTAGTAGACTTCATTGTCTACATGTACATAATACACAAACTTGCAAAACTTTGCAAACTTTTGTACTATATAGATGTAAGGTAATGATACTTTACTAAGGTAAGAAGAATGAATATACGAACTATCGAAAAAATACTAAAAAATGTCGTGTCCGAATGGAAGGTTCTCAGAGATGAAAAACCTTTCGTGACAAAAAAAAGAAATCACTTTCCTCATAACCCTGATTTGGAAGTAAGCAAAATTATTAGCAAAGATTTTGGTGGTAAGGATGATGTTTATTTTTATGTTTGGAAAAATGAAGATGGCTACACAATCCAACTAGACGGCTCTGCAATGATGTTTTGCGAATGGGATTATGCAACAAAACAAGTTTTAGATGGTGCTTTCAGAAAAGCACATATTCAACATGAATGGCAAGATTGCGAAACAATCAATATTAGTAATAAATATAATTAAGGAAAAATGACTGAAAAGCCAAAAATAAAATACAATCCTGAACTTTTAGAAAGTGTACAAGTCAGAGGCAACCATACAAAATTTATACATCATCCTCTGCTAGTCGAAATGGTGACGGATGCAATGTTAGAGGGCGGAGCTGATATGGACTGGTTTATAGAAAACACAAATGCACGATTCGAGTATGCAAAAGAGAGGTTGGCCAAAGCTATAGCTGAAAAAGATATTGAAAGATTTGTGTTTGTACACGAAAGAGCTTATAGAGTTGATGCTTTATTCTACTTAGCACACCTTTGGGGTGACGGGTCTATGGAAACAGCTTTGGCACCTGATTTTTGTAAGGACTATAATCTAAGTATAGAACAACCAAGTTCTGAAAGGTGGTGGGAGTTAGTTGGTGATGTTTGGCTTGACCAAGAGTTTACAACAATACACAATCGACAGTGGAAAGCTATTTTCGGTATATGCCCTGACGAGCCTCAACTAATGATGACAGCTGATGAAAGAAAATATTATGATAAGCTACCCAACAAAATCAAAATCTACAGAGGTGGTTTTTGTGATAAAGGATTTGCTTGGACATTAAGTAAAGAAAAGGCAGAGTGGTTTGCTAACAGATGGAACGCAAGTTACGAAGTTTTTGAAAAAACAATAAATAAAGATGAGGCAATGTCTTACTTCAACAGAAGAGGCGAGGATGAAATCCTGTACCTTGGTGCAGATACAACACTACAAAATAAAATACTATAAATACTTGCAATATTTTGCAAAAGACAGTATTATATATATGTAAGGTAATGATACTTTGCAATGTCGGGTTGGAAGGGCAACGACAAAAAAACCGAACTGAGAGGTTCAATCAAAGAGAACTTTACTGAGACAAGGTTCAGACCACAATGTCACCGCAAGGGTCCTTGTTTCTTAAAACAAAAACTTAATGTCAAATCACATTTGCATTATCCCAAGTAAGGGTCTGTAGTTAGCCGTAGGCAATAGCTACCTAATTGAAAGATTTTGCGAGTGTGATTTATATGATGTTGTTTGATACCAGAATGATGGTTTCAGAAACTAATAATCATATCTACGGAAGTGGACAGAAATGTGAAATGACTGATATGCTTACCCATTCAGTAGAAGGAGACGAGTTCTTACGAAACTTGTGCTGAAAAGGAAAGGTAAGAAAGTAAAGCAAGAGGTTGTTGTTATTGATGTATGCACCGTTAATACGGTGGACGAGTTCCAACAAAGGGCTACTTTAGAGGGTAAGGTCCTCAATCAGTACATAAAGACGAGCAAAAGATAATACTTGGTGATGCTTTATGTAGAAGTTTCTATTACTTGCAAGGTTTGTGAAAATTCTTGTTAATTGTCGTGAGACATCTCGCATTGATTGACTGCTTGGAGTGAACACACTCTAAACCCCCGCAAGGGTTTTGAATTTAGCAGTTGGGTGCAAGCCCTAAGAGGAAAATGGGAAAGACGAAGGTATATCACTTGACGATATGAGTAACTGTAGAGGTTGAGACACCTCTTTAGTAGTACGAAATTGACTTGTTCATATTGGATTCTTGGCGAATAAGAGAGTGTTCTCGTCCATATTAATTTCTGCGAAACTTCAACATCAGACCCTACGATATGTGTGAATCGTAGCCAAAATTAAGGACAGAAAAAGAGCAGCAGGTATTTAACTTGTGGGTCGAGGGTCGGATTCCCTCTCTCCGATGGAGGAGGTAGCTCAGTGGCCAAAGTCTGATAGGTTGGTGTTGTTGCAACAGCATCAATCTATAAATCACACACAATTAAAAGGACCCTCTTTGGGTCCTTTTTTTTTGTTTGCACATAACGATACGGAGTAGTATTATTGAATCTGTAGTATAAATGTTACAGGCACGGTGTCTGTAATGGTCAACAAAAGGAGGCTGTTTATGTCTACACATTTTACATCAGGAGTTACTAATGTTAGCTCCTCAGGTTCAGGTGGTTTATTAAAACAACCTAGCCGACATAAGTATCACGAATACTTCGATGACTTCAACATTTACAATGCTGGAGATTTTACTATTACAACCACAGAAGATGGCTCAGGCAGTGCGGCTGAGGCATTGATTGATGGTGATGGTGGCTTGTTGCAAATAACAAATGCCGCTGGCGATAACGACCATGACTTTTTTCAACTGAAAAAAGAAGGTTTCAAATACGAGGCTGGTAAACAAATCGCTTTCTATTTTAGATTCAAAGCAAACGATGCCACACAATCTGACATAGTAGCTGGTCTACAACTTACAGATACCACACCGTTAGATGTGAGCGATGGT